CGTAACGATATTGCTGGTGCCCCGAACGATGGAGATTTCCGAGACTGTTCCTCCCTGCACGACAAGCGTTCCATTGATATCGCTTGAGTAGAGATACGGTGACATATCTGGATTGACGATCACAGACGGCAGGACGGAGCCAGAACCACCTTGCCGTTGCCAGAACGTGCGTAAAAGATAGTACCAAATCTGAGCCAAGGGATCTGCGCCACCTTCAGTTGCCGGCGCGCTATTCTGCGGGAATGGCTGAAGAGACACGGACATCAGGACGCAGACTTTACCGCTTCAATCCAACCGCCATTCAGGGCAATAGCGGCAGGGATGGACCAAGACAATTCAAACACGCGGTCTCGCGCCATCCCCAGCGGTGCCCACTTCGGCGACTCTGCGTACTGTCCAGTTGATCCCAGAAGTTGCTGAATTGACCCGCTATAGTGCTGACCGCGATCATCGCTATAACGCAACGTGATCAACGGGGCCTTTAGCATATTCGGGCTACCACCAAAATCAGAATTGAAGTCCCAGTTGAAGTCACTATTCGAGGCATCATCCGTCGCATACCCCGGCAATGTTCCAGACTGAATGTCTGCAATAAAACTCTGATAGCTGATACGCTTCCCATCATTCACAAGATGGGGGAAGGATCGGATACGAACGATGGGTTGCCCGTTGTCGGTATAAACATTCGGGTCCAGCGCGTAGATATTCCCGTTCTGGAAGTCGATAACCGCGTTTTCCCCGTAGAGAAAAGCATATCCATTGGCGCGATGCCGATGCAGCTTTCCGTTATTATCTACCCAGTTCCACTCAAACCATTGCTGCGTCGCATCGTCATAAACCCACGTTTTGTCAGCGGCAGGAAATGTCAGGACGTAGAAAGTATGGCCAATTTGCTGGAACGTGAACCCGATGGCGTCGCTTATTTTCTTGTAGTTCTGAAATTCAAATTCAATGGCGTGGTTTGAAATTCGCTTGGCCTGATAGCCCTGCGACTTCATCACAATGGCTTTACCTTGAGAGTCCTGTGAAAGCCAGAATACAGACACATCGTATTTCGCTACCGAGTAAGGCGCGATACAACCATGATCGATAAACGCACCCGGTAACGGCGCGAACGGAAAGTCCTGCCCCCCGACGTTTCCCCACACCTCGGACGTGAACAGCCCAAGAATCCAAGCCTCTCGATGCTTAACGATCAATGTTGAGATGTAATCCGCGCCGCCGGACTTTGCAGCGATGTCCAGTCCGTCAAATTCTATCTGATTAGATAAGGAGCAATACCACTGATTACTGTCAGGACGTGGAAACACCATGAAGGTGTCGAGAAAATCCGTTCTCACTGCTCCATAGAAAGCCGGATCGTTGATGGGCGCCATGGTGAAAGGCGCCTCAATGGTGATCTTGTAGCCTTGGTTAGTGCCGTCCACCAAAACGACGTAATCTAGTCCATTGTCCGAAAAGCTGACCGGCGTACTTGCTGGCGCGATATTTCCGATCTCGTTCAGATTCCATGCTGTGTCGATGTAATAGACTGTCGTTCCTATTACGCAGAACCCATCCCCTCGCGTTGATCGATAAATACCCCTTCCCGCTCCCATCGCCGGTGGCGTCTTGAGCAAGCGCAGGCCCGGCGTGGGATAGTGCGTTACCGGTGTTGGCGGAGAGGTCTCTTCAGGATTGGCTTCCGGAAACAGATTAACGCAACGCTGTGCATTGGCTATGACGCTGCGCGCCGAATAAGCGCCTGACCAGAGCGGAATACGCATAAATCAGCGCGCAGCAGATCGCAGCATTACGCCGACAAGAGCCGAGACCAAGCGCCGTTGACAGCGCACATATAGAGCGCGGTCAGGCCATTTGTCTGGGAAACGCCGGTCGCACCAGCCGTTCCATTGATCGTATCGGTTCGACCATTCTTGCCAAATACCTGCATCGGATTTGCACCAGCATTCGCCACTAGAACAAACGAACCTTTCACAGCAGGCGGCAATTGGACGCTATAGCCCGAGCCGCCAACCGTGCCGACCGTATTGATACCATTCACGAGCTGCGCGGCATTTGCCTGCGTGCCGTCTGATTGTGCCGTCAAGGCAGCGGTCGGAGTATCGATACTCTGGAGTCCACCGATAGCGTCCTGAAGAGCGCGCATGTCGCCCATACGAACGCCGTGAGCAGAACGGGAAAGAGCCATGATGTTTAGTCCTTTGGATGTGAGATATTTAACGCGCTAATCGTTGTGTCAGCGCGCCTACGCCGTAGTGCCATTTTGATCTGAATAGATGTTGTAGATGCCGTTGCTGTTCAGCGGTGCCGGCATCGTCAGGCGGGAAATCTGCGTATTGGCGCCACGCACCGTATTGAGCGATGCATTCGCCATTCCCGTAATCGTATCGTCTGGCGGTAGCTGAAATAGCGGCCTGAGTCGCAACGCCAGATTCCATTCAATGGCCTCTTCGTATTCCGGAGGCAGATCGAACGCAGTGGCTAAATCATCGAACGTCGTCAGGACGGCCTTCGTAATGATGTGAAGGTCGTATTGGTTCTGCAACAGCGGCCATGGATACACCCGGCCTGTTGGAAAGCCGCTATCGTAGAAAATATAATATCCGAACGACACCAACTGCTTCAGCGCGATCTTGCTATAATCCTCCATGCTCTGGAGGATCTGAAGTTGATAATCGATCTGATTGGCAGGCGCAGTCGTCGTCTGCCTGAAGAAGGCAGCTTCGAGCCGATCCGGCCTTGCAATATCGAATTGCTGGCCCGGACCAACTGAGTACGATTGCGACCCGTCACAGGTAAATGACGTGTCGATGAGGTGATAGACGAGCCAGCGCTTACGATTCCACTGGCCGATCATTCTATTGAGATGACGCAAAGCAAGCTGGGTGTTTTCGGCCAAGGGCACTTGCCCCACGCCAATAACACCGGCAGCCTGCAACGCATCCTGAATGATATCGCCAGCGGTCGTCGCCACTTACGCAGCTTTCCGCTTTTCCGCGATGGCATCCTTCAACTTCTGAAGACCCCAGCGTTTATCTATCTCGACGCCAAGTGCTTCAGCTTCCTTTAGGAGGTTTTCCTTTTCTTCCGTCACCTCTGCCTTTGGTTCCGGGATTGCCAAAGCCAAAAGAGCTTCATGCTCCTCCTTGCTATTCACGATTTTCCCGGTTCCCGGCTTTGGCGCGCCGGGATAAACCATTTTTGGATAGGGATTGTCGGCGGGAATATAGAGCGGACGCGATTTAGCCATCAGATACTTTCCTCATGAAAAAGGGACGCCAGTTTCCCGGCGTCCCATACCGATTAAGACTGCTAGATAGCGTCAGCTACAATGCAGCCCCATTCACCACGGGGCCACGTATCGCCGAACAGAACGTCCAGACGAGTGATCGCCTGGTCGCTGCCGATGGCATACTGACTGACGAGGCGCAGCGAGACGCCATCATACGTGCGACGGTCTGCCTCGATGACGCCCTTCGGCAGGAACAAGTCCGCCGTTGCCATCGTAACTGCATCCGGCGCGTAAGCGAAGTTGCGGCGATAGACCTCGTTGGCCTGCGTGGCCATCGTGATCGCCGCACCGTCCGCCGGCGATGCCGTAACCGTCTGGTACTGGACCGAAACACCAGCAATCGCCGGCGTAATGGCCGGGTAGATGGTGATGTTGCCGGCACCGCCTGCGTAGTCCGCGGTGACCACAAACTGGCGCGGCGCACCCGTGGTCTGCTTCGTAACGCGATTGACCCCGTTCACGCTATCAAGCGTGATGATGTCGCCCTTGAGGAGCGTGCCAGTCGTCGTGACTGAAAGCGTCGTACCGGTCTGGTTCGCACCCGTAACAGTACCTGCCGTGAACGTACCAGAGGTGTGCTTGAGAACGGTCTGGTCTTCGTACCAATCGAAGCCAAGCGCGTTCTTCATCATGCCAGTGCGATACTGCTGGCTGATGCTCTGCGTCGGATTGAAGAGGCCCGAGAGAGACGACGTGACACGCGCGTTAGTGCGCGGATCGACGATCAGCTTGCGGCCCGGCATTTCCGGCGCGGAGTTCTCCGCCAGAATGGCGCGGGCGTTCAGCACCGTATCTGCGCTAGGCGCGATCACGGCACCACTGCCACTCACGTTCGAAACATAGTTGCAGATCTGCCCTTCCGAGTCCTGCATGATCTGGAGAGCGACATCGCCAGCCAGATTGTTCATCATCGGAAGAAGAACGCGCTCCGAGAAGTCATCCAACTTCAAGGCGCGCTGTTCTGACGTGAAAGCCACGTCCACATGGCGCTGATACTGCACGGTCAGCGTGGTCTGCTGTTCCGTAGTATCCTGAACCGAAATAGCCGGACCATTGGTCACGGTGTAGTCGTTCGGCAGGCGGATGCGAAGGGTGTCGCCAATCTTGGCTCCTTCGACCGCGAACCGGTCGTCGTACTGACGGTCGATGTTCTGAATGAACAGGTTGGAGTTGACGAAGAGGCGCACGGCCTCACGCGTAATCATGCTCGTAGTGAGCAGGCTATTAGCCATTTCAGGGAATCCTTCAAGTCGTGCTGATGAATGCGCGTCGATGGACGCGCGCGGCTCTGCCGACCTGCCGGGCGAAGGCATGAAAAAGGCCCCGTCTAGGGGCCGTGCGCCTTATCGGTCAGCTTTCCGGCTGCTCGTTCACCGGAGACTTGCGAGCTTCAGCACTGCTTGAGTTCCCGCAGCGGGAGGAGTTCTGTTCCGTGGACGAGGTGGAACCAGATGTGCGTCCTGATCGCTGTTTTGCCGACAGCGAGCGGCTTATACCCAGTTAGATACGACCTGCTGCCCTGCGATCCTTGTCTCGGTTGGCAAACCACGTCGCATCCTCTGCATTGTCATCTGCATAATCAAATGCTGGCTTGGTCGTACCACCGACCGGCTTGATCGGGGCCGACGCTTTCGATACGGCAGGCTTGACGTTCTGCTTCAGCGTCATCTTGGTAAACTCCGCAATGCGCTTGGCACGGGGAAGTTTGAGGACACGCATGGCCTCTTCCTCGTCCTTCCCAAGCTGGTACAGGACGTCATGGGGCGCATCGGTCGCTAGTGCATCCTCAACCACTGCCTGATCGAGACCGCCCAGCGATTTGAATGTATCTAACGCATCTTCCCAGTCCTGATACGCAGCCTTTCCTTTCATGAAGGTCAGGTTGCAATCATTGTCGAACTGCCGCTTGTCTGCGATGGCCTGCGCACGCTGGTCCGCAAGCTGATCCACCATATTCGCCGGCACAACATCGCTCTGCTGTTGGCGACGTGCAGCCTGCGGAAGTTCATCTTCCTGTTGATCGTTGCTTTGCTGGCGTACCGATTCGAGTTCAGCAATCCTGGCATTGGCGGCGTCCAGATCACGCTGCGTGCCACGCCAGTTCCGGGTAAGTTCGTCGATACGGGACTGATACGCCTTGCTCGGGTTCTTTGGTTTGGGCTGTTCCTGTTGCTGCGCTGCGCCGCCGGTTGCTGCGGTCAGCGCATTGCCTTCATCCGAGCCTTGTCCGGCCTCGTCCTGAGCGCTGCCAGAGTTATCGTCCTGCTGGTCCGCTGCCGAAGCGGTATCGTCTGCGGCAGTCTGCGCAACATTGTTCTGCTGCGTGTCGTCGTCATCACCTACTTGCATGGTCTTTCCATGAACAGAAATGCCCGGTGGTCCCCGCCGGTAGGGATTACTTTCGCTTTCCAGCCAATTTGCTGAGCGATTTGATTTCCTGCTTGGCGCACATCTTCACATGGCGCATCAGCCCTTTATCGCGCTGAATTTCATCGGCTCGCTTGAGCGTATGCAGCGCGTCTCTGGCGCGGTATATCATGTCGCTGTCTGAAGACATGGGGTTCGGCGGAGGCTTGGGGTTTGCCTTCGTCACCTTGGCCATCAGCTTATTCGCCATGGCTATTTCTTCCGGCTCAGGACGCGATTTGCCTTCGCATCGATCTTGGCCTTGGTTGAAGGACTGATGCGGCCACGGCTTTCCATCTGACTCGCGCGAGCTTTTGCATTCGCCGCGTGACGCCGGTCAGGCATTGGGTACTTGCGCTCGCCCGGCATGCCGAAGTCGCTCTTCGGCAGCTTCTTGCGCTTCTTGGCGGTCAGCTTCATTTCCGCCTCATCTGCGAATACTGCTTGCCATCGCTCAGCGACTTGGCCTCGTGCCGCTTCGGATAATCGCAGGATCGATCTGGCGGTCCTTTTTGCTTCATCGAGGGCTTGTCTCGCTTCATCAGGGACATTTGCGTCTTGTCGCTCAAAGCCATGTCGGCCTCCTAGCCTCGCACCATTTCGCTGTACGCATGTTTCTGGTCTTCACGCTTTTCTAGATTGGTCTGCGTGACACGCTTGGCACCGGGCTTTGAGCCGCGCCGCGCCTCTTCAATCAGCGCCTCATAAATCGGCTGCTTCAGATGCTCGTGGATGCCCTTGTCATTGAGCATATTCACAAGCGTCTGCTTCGCCAGATCGAGAAACTGCCACCAGTTTGGATCGGCCAGCTTGACCGTTCCATCGGAACGATGAATGCGACCGGTCAGGAAGTCTTTGACGGTAGGAAACACCTTGCGGAATAGCGGCGTCCGCTCCGGCATTTCATAGAATGCGCCCGCAAGTTCCTTAGCCGTCTGTCGGATAAGCTGGACGGTCACTTACGCTTTGCCTTCCTGCGCTTCGGCTTCAAGACCATTACAGCCGTGTCGCTGTTCGGTAGCTTCTTCGGCCCGTTGAATGTCTTGTCGCTAATATTCTTCTTACGCATTCCCATTGGTTCACCCGTTCGGATTGCCATTGCTTAACGTGGCATCGATCTGCGCCCGCATGTCCCAAGGCACATCATTCAGCGGCGGCAGGTCTTGCCCGTCGCTGTTCATATCCGCTGGCTGCTGCGTGTCACTTTCATTCCCCGGAAGGGCCTGTGACAACGCTTGCGTTACAGCCTGTACGATCACAGGAATGAGAATGTCTCCACCACCGGTCAGCTTTGCCATGTCATTCACACGGCGGGTCGTGGCGTTATAGGACTCGACGGACTTGTCAGCGCGCGTCCGCTTCAGCTCCAGATCCTTCTCGGCAAGCTGCGTCACAACATCCGTGAGCAGCCCCTTCACGTTTTCCAATTGACCTTGAAGTGCTGTGACTTCCGGTGCCGGGCCTTCACCCAAGATATTGGCCGGAATTGAACGCCGGTAACGCTCCGCCATTTCATCAGCACCAGCCACGTCCATGTTCTTGAACAACAAGTCACCAATGATGCCCATGGCCTGCGGGCTGGCCACCGCGATCTGGCTCAGGGCGTTGTAGGTTTCCTGACGCTTCGTGGCGTATCCCGGGCCGATATCCGAAACCACGTCATAGACGCCAACAGCAGGATTGAAGATGCTTTCCGCTGCCCGGTTTTGTTGGGCCTTCTTTTCAAGCAACGCGACATTCTGCTTCGGATCTATCGTGACTTCGCGCTCGGTACCGTCATCGCCCATGATCTTGAGCACGCGGCGCGTGTCATAAACATGAGGTGCCCACGCCACGATGATCTTGCCTACATAGCGGATCATGTGCGCGAGGTTGTCGATGTAGTGGTACGTCGCATTATCACCCTGCCGCTGCCGGGCGTTGATGGCCTTTCCGCTACGCTCGTTGCTGGGCTCACCCATGTTCGGGCGGTACTGGCCCGACACCATGGAAAGCTGCTGATCCGCTACTGTGAACCCTTCCGTAAAGGCTGCCGCAGAGGTGGGCGGCATTTGCCGTTCCGGCTTCTGGATCGGCTGGCCCTTATCATCCACGTCATTGTAGGGAAGGACCGAGTGATTGACCCGATTGGCCGTGTCCCAATAGGTCTCCAACCCTTCAATGGCTCTGGCCGGCGCAATGTATGGAATCTTGTTCTGTAACGCCCCGTTCTCAACCATGGCTGAGGCGTTGTAGTTCAGCATGCGCTGCGCATCTTTTTGCGCACGCGTATGACCTTTCCGGTCTAGCTTTCCCTCGATTACCGTTTCCTCGCCCACGACGCGGGCAATCGGAATGTAAGGGATTGGAATTTCGTTTTTCTTCTTCAGGCTCCGTTCGTCAACGACCTCCTCGCCAACGATCTTGAACCATTCGACCACAGAGCGGGAAATTTCCCGCACTTTGGACTCCGGCGCTTTCATCGCCAAGTCCAGGATTTCCTTCGGAACCGCCGACGCCTTGACGATGCTCTGCTCGCCGGCCCGTGGATTGGGAGTGCCATCAGGCAACGTCTCAGGCTCAACCATCAGCACGAGATGGTCGGACACTTTCACACGGCGATAGTATTCACAGACCCTGATATGCTCGCGGTCAATCCAGCCATCGGTATCGCCAATGACTGCATTAGTCAGTTTATCCTTGAGATCCGGATACTCATCCAGAACTTCATCTTTCGGCCTATCCTCGAATGCAAAGCCGAAATTGGCATCAGAGCCGTCAACCTCGTTAATATCCGGGTCGAGATAGATCGAAAGCGGGTCTTTTACCCGCCAGATGTAGAGCTCCTGATCGAACGTATCGTCACCGACATAGCGCGTGCCGACTCGGCAATAACCAATGCCAGCACGCACGGCAAAGGAATAGCCCGTGTCATAGGCAGCCTTGGCATTGCTGCGATACTCAATCGCGCGGCACAGCCCCTGAAACACATCGGCAGACTGCTTGTCTGAGCCGGAAACTGGAATGATCTTGATCGACGGCGTATTCTGCTTGCCGTCGTTAATGATCTGAAGATTGTGCTGATGCGTCTTGTTGATCGTCAGCGAAGGACGGTCATCCCTGTTGCGGCTATTCAGCAGAGAATTGGGCCACTGATAGCCGTTGTCAGGATCGGCGGCGTCAAACTTCACATCATCCAGGAAGAGCTTGCGCGCGTTGCTCTCGAAATCCTCACAAGTGCGAAAGCGGCGCTTGGCCTCCTGAAATAGCTTTTGAGAGGGCGTTAAGCCCTCTGCCTCAGTTCTGTCTTCGGCCATGTATCAGCGCATCCAGCCGTGGCCGGCGTGTTCCGTATAGAGTTCTTGCGGACGGCTCAGCGCCAACGGCTTACGCTCCACACGTGTCAGGGCCGGGAATAGTTCGCTCAATGCCCACACCAACGCATCGGCGCGATCCGGGGAACGATCACCGAGATAGCCAGAGATTGTGAAACCACAGAGCTGGTCTTCCAGCTTCGAGAAGTAACCGACATGAGAGACCTTCCCGACCTTCTCTTCCGTGCCGTACAGCGCGGCGACGGGCTCGGCACGGACGACCTTGCCGCGCGAGGCCTTGACTTCCTTGAAGGGAGTGCCGGGTCGCGCAACCCGCACTACCTCACCAACCATAGCGCCGCCGAAATTGGTCTCTCCAACCACCAT